CCCAATTTGCTGCAATTTGGGTTAAGATTGTTAACCTTAACAAATCACCAGGGGAATTCCCTAAACGCCCATGACAAACCGCCTACCCGCTGAATTGCATTTAGTGCATGGAACTAGAGCCGAACACAAGGCGCAGCCATTGCCTGAAAAAATCCGGGCGCGAGTTCCAAAAGCGGATTGGATTGACAACCCGGATGCATGGGACCGAACTAAGTTTATTGAGGAAACTAGTAATTTCCTGTGGGAAACCTACGGGATCGGCAGCGACCAAGATAAGCATATTTTGGCGGCACTGGCGGCGCAGATTGAGATTTGGGTTGACTGCTGGCGAGGGATAAAAAGCGAGGGGTTGATTGTTGACCATCACGGCGGCGTAACCCGTGGCACTAATCCATATTTCACAATTGGCGATAAGGCATTGGTTCGGGCTGTTGCGCTGATGGGCGAACTGGGCCTGACCCCTAAAGGCAGGCTAGCCACCGGCAAGCAAGAGGGCGGCAAATACTCAAACCTGCTCAACGGCCCATGACCTATGAAGATGGCATTCTTTACGCTGTCGGTGTCGTAAAAGGTGAAATACCCGTCTGCCGCAATGTGCGGCTAGCCTGTCAGCGGTTCCTAAACCAGCTTGAGGACAAGGCATGGGCGTGGGAGTTTCACACCCGCTATGTAGAGCATTTCCTAGAATTTGCCGGTACGCTGTACCACACCAAAGGCCCGGATGCTGGCAAGCCATTGGTGTTGCAGCCTTTCCAGATTTTCCTAATCTGCGCCATCTACGGGTTCCGATCTAAACGCGACCCTAAAAAACGGATGGTCACGGATGTAATAGTCTACATCCCCCGGAAGGCCGGTAAATCCACCCTGATTGCTGCCATAGGACTGTATGAGCTTGCATTCGGGGAAGCTGGGGCAGAGGTCTACACCCTGGCTACAAACCGGGATCAGGCCAGCATCGTTTTTACAGCGGCACAGGGCTTTGTGGATGCAATGCCTGCTGATGTGGCTGGGCTGTTCAATGTGTCCCGCAATCGCATCACAAAGCTAGGCGATGCCCAAAGCCGGTTTGAGGCTCTGAGCAGGGACACCAAAAAGACCGGGGACGGTAAAAATCCGTCATGCGCCATCATTGATGAGGCGGCGCAGATCGTTGACCGGAACAGCATTGAGGTTTTGCACTCGGGCATGGTGGCCCGACAAAACCCGCTGCGGGTCTACATCACCACAGCCAGCTTTACCAAGGAAACCAAGTTTTTTGAGGATATGCAGATGCTGGAGGCAATGCTATCCGGGGAGGCTGAAGATAACCCTAGATGGTTTGGCCTGCTTTATAGCCTTGATCCTGGCGACGATTGGCGCGATCCTAGCACCTGGGCAAAGGCAAACCCCATGCACGGCATCAGCGTCTTTGAAGAAGCCATTGCACAACGGGCAGAGGAAGCAAAGCACAAGCCAGCGGCACTAAATGAGTTTCTGTGCAAGACCCTTAATTTGTACGTCAGTGCAAACAGCGCATGGGTTGACCGGGATTATTGGGACAGCCCCAAGTGCAACATCATCACCCAGCGGGAGCCTGAAAACGTCTTTATCGGTTTTGACTTGGCAGCAGTGCGCGACCTTAACGCAGTCTGCACCCTCAAGCGATTTGATGACAACGATTTTGAAGCAGATTTTAAGTTCTTCATGCCAGAGGAAGGGTATTCCCTAATTCCCAAGCACTATGCCGACATTTTCCGAGTGGCGCGTCAATCGGGAATTTTGCACATCACAGAAGGCAATGTGATGGATGACCGAGAGATTAGCGACTACATCATCCAGCAAGCCAACAGATACACGGTGACTGAGATTGGCTACGATGCATATAACGCTGCATCATTGGTGGCTCGATTGCATGAATCTGGTTTGCCGGTTAAAAAGGTCGGCCAAGGTATGGCGGTGCTTAGTAATCCTTCAAAGCACGTTGAAAAACTTATTATGCAGCACAGCATAAAGCACAATCAAAACCCTTTTGTGGGTTGGCAGCTAGGAAACTGCGAAGTTTATGAGGATGTAAACGGAAACGTGAAGGTTCGCAAGAATGAAGCGGATAAAAGCGCAAAAGTAGATGGTATTATTGCGTTGATTATTGCCATGCATTGCAGCTTGGATCACCCTGCAATGAGTGGATTTGGTTTCCGCACCTTGTAAGGACGCATCATGAAAATCCCAGGAATCCCCGAAATTTTCCAGCGTAAAGGCGCAAAAGCCAACGAATCCAATACGCTGTATGGGCAAACTGCCCTAGGCAATAACATTGTTTATCAGGGGGACAACAAGCGGCCTACTGTAAATACCCAGATTCTGTACGTCACCACATCCAGCACAACGGATGCAGGGCGACCAGTAGATACAAGCCTGCTATCCCGCAATAGTACGGTAATGTCTTGCGTTTCGGTAAAGGCTCGGGCTATTTCTCAATTGCCAATCAAGATCATGGCAAAAGCCGACGATGGCACATATGTGGATGCTATTTGCTCGGACAAAGTGGGGTCACGGGACAAAGCAAAAGCCAAATCTGTTTTGGGATTGCTTGAAAACCCCAATAATTTCCAAAGCCAGTACGAATTTTGGTATCAGTGGATGATGTGGCATGAAATGCTCGGGGAAGCATTCACGCTGTGGTGGAGGAAAGACCAAGACAATCCAAGCCAGACCCCGCTGGAAATGTATATCTTGGACAGTACCCTTATTGCTGTCACCATCACCCCGGCTCGGTATCCGTCTTACCGACTCAGCACCCCAAGCTATGGATTTAGCAAGGATGAGCCGTTGGCAATGCATCAGGTAATGCACGTTAAGGATCAGGCTTGGCAAGGTTCAGCCGGTTTTAACAAAGGCATCTTGGCTGCTGAATTGGTGGGCTTGGATCAGGATATTGATCTGTACGCCAATTACGTCATGCTCAATGGCGCAAAGCCTAGCGGGTTGTTTATAACTGAACAGGTAATCCCGGACAGCAAATACAAGGAAATTGCTGCACGGCTTAAAGAAGCATGGTCTAGCATGGTGGGAAGCCAAAAGACCGACAAGAGCAAGCCAGGACAAGGAATGCTGCTCGATCAGGGCATGAAGTACGAAGCCCTTAAGCCGTTGACCTTGCAAGATACGGATTTGGCTAATCTGAAGCTGCAAACCATGAAACGCATCTGCGCGGTTTATGGTGTGCCACCTTCAATGGTTGGTGTTGGCGATAGTAAATACAACAACACGCAAACCATGCTGGATGAGTTTTACAAATCGACGATGTATCCGGTTTTGGTCAATGTCCAACAAAAGCTGAAGCAGCAATTGTTTAACGGATACCCCAATCTTTATATTGAGTTTGATACAAAGAATTTTCTAAAAGGTGCGCCCCTAGATCAAATGAATTTTGCTCAAGCTGGCGTTAGTAACTGCATCATGACACCCAATGAGGCTAGGGAATATCTGGGGATGCCTAAAATAGACGGCGGCGACGAAATGCAAACCAAGGCAAAACCTGCTGAACCAATTGCAGGCAGTAGCCCACAAGATACAGGCGGCGGCGGCGGTAATCAAACCCGGAAAATGAACATTGGCAAATAAAAGTGTCCATTATTTTCCGTTTAGTGGTAGCATCGTTGGCAACCTACAAGCCGAGCGATGCGCCCCCGAAGCGCGGCAGACCACCGAAAACAATACACGATATAGACACATCTAAAATCGGTGAGGTAATACATGACCAAACAAATGTTGATTCTGTGCGAAGCAAAGCTAGCAACAGAAGCGCAGCAAAGCGGAAAAGCGCCATCAGGCAAGATTGAGGCGCGGGTAACAACCTGGGGACCGCGAGAGGGCGCAGATGGTCGGCGTTTCTTCTATAAGCCCGAAGGGTTTATGGATTGGGCCAAAGAATTTACAGCGTCTGGTCGGCCCCTGCCCATGTTTGTCAATCATTCGGCAGATCAAATTCCGGTTGGCGAATGGACAGAATTTGCATTTGACGATGAGGGCATGACGGCCACCGGCAGGCTGTACATGAACACCAATCAAGGCGCAGACCTATATAACGTCATGACGGAAAGCCCCGCAATGTTTGGCGGCGTGTCTGTTGGCGCTTATGCCGAAGAATTCCAATGGGTCAAAGAGGATGGCGAAGTATTCCCGGCTGGCTCTGGTGAGTATTGGGACGAAGGCTATTTCCAGATCACTAAAGGCGGCTTGCGCGAGGTGTCGGTGGTGATGTACCCCAACAACCCCGCAGCCGAAGTTCAAAAGCTTGAGTTTTTCCGTCCAGACGGATCAGCCGACTTGAAAGTTTTGGAAAAGGCACTGCGCGAGGCAGGGCTGTCCAAGAAAGATGCGGTCACTGCCGCATCTACCTTCAGGAAAGTTTTGGAGCAGCGCGAGGCTGTTGCGAGCAATCCTGAATCTGCGCCGAATCAGGGCGATCCTGATGCGGAAGTGACCGAAGCGGCAATTCTTGCAGCCCTTGAGCAGCGGGAATTGCTAAATGCTCTTAATGCCCGATTGAAAGGTTAATCATGTCTGACAAAATCATTGAAAAGCTGGACGCTATCGCAGCATCCAACGAAGCCAAAATTGCCGAAATCACTGCTGCGGCTGAAGCCAAAGTGGAATCGGCTAAAACCGAACTGACCGAAAAGGTTGCAGCCCTGGAAGCCAAAATTTCCACCCTGCAAGCCCCTGCGGTTATTGAGCGCACAAGCCCGAGTGTCCGTAAGGAAGTCAACAAGTCTGTCCGTGAGCAATTGCGTCAGGTTGTCGGCGGCAAATCGACGTTTGAAAAAGAACTGAAGATTTTTGCCAACGAAGCTGAAATGCAAGCCTATCTGTCTGAGGCATCGGCCTTGACAGGCGGCGGCGATGGCAAAGGCGGTCGGACTGCTTATGATCCGGTGTTCCGTGCCCTGCGTCTGGCTAATCCCCTGCGCGGTATGTCTCGGACCGTTGCCACCGATGGCTCTAGCTATCAGTTCCGTGTCAAGACCGGCAATGCTGGCGCACAGTGGGGCTACGCCATTCAAAACAACGGCGCAGCTACAACTGAGAACACCAGCATCTGGCAGTTGGTTCTGAAGGACATTAACGTTCAGTTCCCGATCCGCACTGCGGCTCTGGACGACATTGATGGCTTGGAAGCTAACGTGGTTGACGATATGCTGGCCGAATTCGCACAGTCTGAAGCGCTGTCGATGATTGCCAACAACGACCAAAGCGGCAGCGGCACAAGCGTTGCAACTGGTGGCGCTGATGGCCTGCGCGGTCTGGATCAGTACCCTGGCGCAGCGGCTACTTATGCTGGCGGCACGTTCACTGCATCGGCTTTCGGCACAAGCGGCACTGGCAGCACCAGCGGTCTGCACGATGTGGCTACCTATGACCAGATCACCACTAACGGCAATACCGTTGGCGCAAATAACATCACCTATAACGATGTTATCAATCTGATCT